ACAAAGAGGAAAAACCTTAAGTGAGTACTAACGTATAACAAAGAAGCGCAACTATTTCGTCACTCTCAATTCTCAAATTCAAACGCAACATGCAGCCAAAGAATGCAAAGACATCTGAACAGACTAAAAGTAATTCCACTGATATGTCTAAGGCACTACATTATGATGACCAAGTTAATAATAACAACGAACCCTCCACAACATCCAAAACGTCACTAAAAACTAAAGAGAAGACAGTACCAACAACAATCGATTCACAAATATCACCAACAACAGCGACACTAGAAACGAGCCCTCAATCAAATAAACAAACACAGTACGTTAAACCAGTAAGCATTTCGGACATGCAAATTAATACTCTTAAGACAATTGCGGTAATAACCGATCCTGCAAATCCTGAAAATATAAAGACACAAGTTCCGGAATATGAGGATATGAATATTGCATCTCGCCAAGCAATATACACGGCGCAAATAAACGAACTAATCCAACAACAGGTGGACTTCATGCTCGAACCAAAAATAACACTTACATTTCCAAAGCAATTATTTCGCTATCAACCAACTCCTATGCTCCAGCCATTAATGGTATACACAAGCCAACTCAACACGTCATTAGAAACAAATATACAACATTTAGATAACGGGCCACTTGATAGTTTTACGCGATCAAGTGAGGAGATCTTCAAGTATGGCACTGATGGAGTATACATCGTTCCAAATCGTGAATTTCTTGCCACGCTAAAGATTGAAAATCAATTCAGCTACTTTCGCGCGCAGCGAGAGTTAACAATGATTGGCGCAGACAGCTCGAGCCTAACGGGAAATGTGCTTGAGAATATAACAGCAGAATTAGCACTTCTAGCCTACTTCGTCAGTTTCAATTCAGTTTATCAACTCAATCAAAACAAACAATTCGCTACTAATTTAGCACAGCAGTATGGGTTTATCAATAATGTTCCGCACCAACAACCGGTTTTACCATCACCTGTCATTGCACGATTTAAATTAAATGTACCATGGTTCCAACAAGCGATAGATGCTGCCCTAAATGATGGACAAGCAAACTATAAATATGGACGAGTGGATGTCAGCCATGATCCATACTTCGACTTCAAAATACAGGAAGCACATGCTGTTAATATTGATAAGTATGCTGCCGCATTGTATAACATTAACGCAAGAAACGTTCATACGAATCGTACTGGTCTTAATCGCATACGTGATACCTTATTAGCTTTTTCATGGCCCAATACACGGGTCTGGATTGCTAATGAGATGACGCTAATCCCAACTGTGCTACCACGTGTCGACCTCATGACAAACTGCTTTGTAATGGTTGGTAGTCGTGATAATACACTTCACCAGATTGTCGATGCCTTATATTACAATTATTATGAACAATCAAATATTGGGACACCCACACTTGAAGTCTCTGCAATCAGTAAGGAGATTAGTCTTGGATCCGCCCAGACGTTACAGAATGAGATAACTAATTTGATGCCACGTGCTGAAGTTGATCAAATCCTGCTATATATAGCACGCGAAATCCCACTCCGACTACGAATTCCAACTTTCAGACCACTTCAGTATCTTGATTCATCAAGCATCTCAATCATTGGGATTCTTGGTTACGCACTTTTATTCTGCTTTCTACCACATCAGTCACATATTTATCATCGAATAATTCAGAGTCAAATTATCAATTTTATCCGGCAGTGGTTTACTGATGAATATAAGCGATTTATGACCATTTATGGCTTACGCTACAAATATGAGCAAGGGCGACAAATATTTTCACAATCGACACAAGAGTTCACAGACGATGATCTATTTTCAGAAGAACATCCCTCCTTATTCGCAGGGATCGAATTCGATGGTTGCCCACATATAACACGTATCATGTCAATCTTCAAGCCCATTGGCTATATCTACACCCCAACTCGCGCAATAAATGCGGAGTTCCCTTACTTATCAAATGATAGAAATTTCTATATTGGTTATCCAGCCGTCATTAATTCTCACGATTCATCAATGGGAGATCACATTCGAACAATAGGTATGACTATTATGGCGATATTCGACAAAGTCATGAACCAAAGCAAAGCAAGGAATGCAATTCGCAGTCAAATTGCATCTCAAATACAGCACATATTAGATCGAGCGCTACTGATCTCAGATGCGTTTGCTGATATGATTCGTCCGATTCAGGAGACACAAGCAAATTTCAACCTTTCACTAACGGCCAACTTTAAGGGCGCGCAAGCATCGCATATCAACACAAACTATGCAGTATTTACAGATAGCAGTATGCTGACCAACAACTCATTACGTAAACTCGATACATCAGGCTTACGCTTTGATGCATCGATGATTTTCCCATTGCTTTTCAACATGGATTACACTGTCTTAAAACAAAGAGGTCAAGGCCGCGAAGGTGTCGCTATCGACTATAAATACGCCATGCCTTCACCACAAGAATACAGTGATCGCGCACATATGATATACCAGGATATGCTTAAGCTATGTATGGCTGAAGGAATACTTCAGGAAATATTCTCTGCGAATCACAAAGATTCGGCATTGAGCGAGCTAGAGCAACATTTTAATTTACGTTTCTCCAGCACCAACTACAACGATATGCTGAAAATAATCTCATCACGTCTTGGAGTTAATATTACCACATACCTTAAAGGATGGAGTACTATTACTTCGACACTTACCACTGATGGGAGGTTACGCGATGCAATAATACGACGAATCACTGACACTCGTATGATGATACCATACGATCGGTCAATCGATCCACCATTTTTCGAGTCCCCAATGAGTCTACTAGATGAGGCCGGTCTTAACCGCCTTATTTTAGGTGCAAAGTATCTCAACCAGACACGACACATATTCAAAGGTTTACGGCTATACAAACAGTCCATTCGACTTCAGAATGCTCAAGATATGCACGTTATTGTGCCCGACGACTACGTCGAACGAGAGTTCAGCGATGATTTATTCACAATTAGGAAAATCAATGGAATCAATCGATGGTGTGTACTCGTCGGCGAGGACTACATCGATGATCCCGAAAGGTGGCCAAAATATCACATCCTTATTACATTAACCTCAACAGCAATTTCCACTCAATTCGTTGACAGACTATGTGCCGGTATTGAACATGCGGGATGGATAGTTGATGTTGATACCCGGTATGCCGCAGCACTGACAAATCGCATCTCCGAGGTAACAATGCAGAAGGCAATTGTCGCTAGTATTCTGCAATCATCAATAGATCAAATTCACGAGCTATTATTCTTATACCACCCTTTGCGAATTGACGATTCAGACTATACATTTCCACATCGTGGAGATACTTTTCAGTACATCTTTCCAATGTCTGACATTGTAAAAACATTTTCATGTGGAGGATTAGCAGTTTCAACGTCTAAAGCACATACAACTTTTGGGAGCGTACCAGTACCTCTAGAATACGACACAGGAACTATAACTATAGACGGTAAGAATGCATTCACAAATGGCACACATAAACTGGATGTTCCAGTACAATGTCAAACAAACATTGTGTATGGTTTTACAAAAGCGTATAAGATTGAGAATGACATTGAAGTAGAAATCACCGCGCCTGCTTATTTGTACGAATAGCTCATACACAGAACTAAGGTTTACTTTGGCT